CTGTGATTTCTTGTTCTTCCAAAACACTAGGTATTAGATATTCGTTTTTGTTTAAATATTGTTTTATTGTACCTATGTCCATAACTCGTCCATAACCTAACTCAAAACCACGGTAGGAACATTCTTTGCTACGTTCCCACACAGCGAATATGATTCTTCGTAACATACTTGGGTGAATCAATGGAAAAGCAACTTGTTTGATGTTTAAACGCTGTGAAGCATTTTTAACTCTAACTTTTGTGATAACTTGATTCTTTTCAGATGTACCAAAAATTACACTGAGGTTTACACGATGCCCCTGCTTTTCCAACCGATTTACAAGTTGTAACACTTTCACACTTTCTTTTATGATTGTTTTATTGTCAACATTACAACTATAATTAGCCATTTTGTTAATGGTTATGACTTTGTTTTTCTGTAGAACAGGTTTACTATTTATCATATTTGTTGGGATTCCCAACAAATATCTTGGAACGGAACATTGATACCCTACTATATCATAAACGTTCTTTTGTTTTGTAGAGATTCCCGTTTGTTTCACATCTACTTGCTTTTTAATTTCCTTTGTTCCATGTTCCCACCCATGCAATAACAAGTCTTTTGCTTCTTCAAAATTGTTTGTTTTGGTAAATTCATAACTACCGCTCAGACTACAACAACCATTTTCCCTGTTTAAAAAGTTTTCATATGGTTCGTTTGTTTCGATAAAATGAACCAATTCTGTAATAGTTTCAAACTCTGTAATATAAACGTCTCCTTGCTGTTTCTTTTTCATGTTCCTATGCCCCTATCTCATTTGTTCTGATACTATATTAACATGAAATAAAACAAATGTCAAACAATTTTTAAACATTTTTAAAACAAAAAAGGACAGCTTATTTTCGCTGTCCAATAATTTCTTCATCAAAATGTTTCCTCCTTTAACTTTTGCTTTCCTTTTGGTAAATATCCATACATAGCAATACAATAGCTATCTGCCAAGTCATCATTGATTTCACATGGTACTTTTTTCTTGACCTTTTTGCCACCCTCTACAACGTCCATTTTCACGCTTATAATGCCTTTTTTGCCCCTGCCCTTGTATTCCTCGGCTATATGCTTTAAAAGCCCCCTATCACGCAAATACAAGATAGTACGGTACTTCTCTGGATTGATTCCATACGGATTGTCTAACGGTTTGCTACTTCCTACAATTTGAGATTTCCATGAGCGTGTATCAACACTGTACACTGGGATTTCATTGTAATAATGGAAGAAATCAATGATAGTGGCAATCAACGCTCCTGTTGACTTAATATATGCTTCTGACAAGAAACCCTGTGAACGCAGACGGATACGTTCTGTTATCACCAATGGGTTTACTATGTTATGGTCTATCATAATTTCATTTAGCGTGTTTTCAAGTGCTGTTCTTTTTTCTGAATTGTTATTGCAATATTCATATTCAAGGCTGAACATCTCAACAACTTCTTTATTTTTTAACACCGTTATTCCTGTTCTTGTATAAGATTGGTCGATTCCTATGACATAATCGTGCAACCCTTCCACCTCCTTCTAATTGAACGGTAGTATGTTTTCCTCTTCCCATCGTTCAATCGCTTTCTTTTGTAACTTTCTTGCCTGTTCAATTCCATCTGCTCGCAATACTGTTATAATTCCTTCACGAATCATTGTTTTGCTTTCTTTTGTTTCCATTCTCAACAGGTTCTCAACCCCTGTCAATCCATAACTGTTTTTATGTTGATACACCACATATAGGTTGTGATAATCATATATGAGTATGTTCTTTCCCTCTATCCAATCATCGTCAACACATTCTTTCTGCTTCCATATCAGATTGTACAGGCAACGCTTTTTAAAATGTTTTCCAACCGTTCCAAGATAGATGTATCTGCATGATAGATTCTTTTCGGTTTTCCTCACCCCAAACACTGTTCCAAAACATAATTTGTTTGATTCACTACACCCCATTTGTTTTAGCCCACTGTCTGAACTCAACCAACCTGTAATGTATCCCATATACGCATGGTGACTTCTACAACCATATTTGTACATCACCCCTGTCTGTACCTTTTCTGTTTTATCCAGATAACAACAATTCGCACATGTTATCCCCTTAGCCATTGTAAGCATCCCTCCTTTGTTGTAAACACTGGATAATATTGTTTGTCTATCCCTCTGTGTCCAGTATCAATGTTTGAATTTCTGAACATATAGAACTTTTCATACTTGTTTACATCCACTGTCTTATCATTCATGCAACGATTGATTTCACAGTTATATGTTATTCCATCTTTGTCAACTGTTGCTTTCACCACTTCTACACGAAAAACTATGTTCTTTGTATATCCTTCCCTTTTTGAAGCAAACACTAGGAACAATTCAGTTCCTATGTCTACTAAGAGGTAAACCTTTTTCATCCCTTCTTGTTCTCCTTTCTGTGAGTTCGCACTTTCCATACATTGTACAGATGATACAATCTTTCTCTGTAATTGTTCTTCCATACTTACATTTGTTTGTTCTTCTATACATGTTTTTCAATCCTCCATGTTGCATATTTATCATGCATTTCGCAATATCTCCAACAAGCACTCTTTAATCCTGTATAAACTACCCTTCCTTGTTTTGTTACAACATCAAACATTTTGTTTTCCTCCTTCAACGGCTGTTCTCTTTGTTTCTACCTATATAATAACATAAGGGTTGCACAAAGTCAACCCCTAAATGTAAATTATTCAACAACAATATTTACTGCCTCATAATATGTTTCACACAAGATGTCAGTAACTCCGATTACTTTCAGATTACGATGTTTTTCATATCTGTTATCCTGCATTAGTTCCCAATCCATTACCGGTTCGCATTCATCAAACAGACATAATCTTTCATGTCCATTTATATTCTTCCATAACCTTATCATTGTGTTTGGACACACATATTCTTTTAAAAACTCTTTTAATTTCATTCCAATCTCTCCTTTTTCTTTCCGTAGCATACTTCACGCATCGGACACTGTTCTGCCATCTTACATTGATACCCTGTACACCTTTCATGTCTCTGCACAAGTTTCTCTTTTGTTTCAAGCCTGTGTTTGTAATACTGTACTTTCTCCAATCTTGCTATGTATGGTTCAACCTCTTTGTAATTGAACTTATACAAATATACTTTTATTTCTTGTGTGTTCTTATCCTCACACAAAACAAAGCCATCATGGATGTCTGTTAAATACATATATAACTGTAACTGCTTTCTTCCAGATACATGATATTTCTGTTTTTTAAACTGGAACGTATTTACTGACTTTATTTCTCCAACCATTTCTACGCCATCTATATCACAAATAATGTCTGGCGTATAGGAAAGGTCAAATTCTTCATTGAATCTGCTATAATCACAATCTAACGGTTCTGCATACCCTCCACGAATAAACAATCGTTGCCACTTTTCATGGATTGCATCACCCTCTGAAAATATCCGCTTCAACCCAACTGGTACTTGTTCTCCCTGTGCCTGTTTGTAAAACAAACTCAACACTTGCTGTCTGTAACAGAACTTATCATCGGAAACAATAATAGCACTCGCATGAAGTCCTTTCCTCTCTGCTGTTTCCTGCCCTCTTGTCATTACTGATTTTAAGAACTGCAATTCTTTCTTGATGTCCTTATCCAGATAATGCAATGCGTTCAACTTATGTTCCAATTCTGCTTCTTGACTGCTTTGTATCTTTGTTCGATTCCCTTCTGCTTCTCGTTTGATTTCGTCCATCAATCCCATTTGTTTTGTTCTCCTTCTTTTCTCTATGATACCACATGGACAGAAATAATGCAAGCACTTTTATAACCTGTTGTAGTACAGAATCTCTTCACTGCTTTCAGTTTTGTTTCCGCATAAACGAAAAACCTATGTTCTGCACTACCATCACCAATGTATGTTCTGTTAAATCTGATACAATAAAAGTGCATCAATCTTCTAACATTTCCTTGTACATTCTCTTATGTTCTTCCATTATTTCTTTTCTCACTCTGTCAAGGTCTGCAAAATCCACAAACCCTCTGTCATAAAACAAAGGTATCTCGCACTCACCCTTTGGATTGCAAACCTTTGACTTGACAACCTTGCATTTCATAATCATGCCAATTGTTTCTTTACTTGCACTATTATAAGGGTTATGGTTCGGAATGTCAATATACCCTTTTCGTGCAACCTGTATTCTAAGACTTGCGCTATGTTTCAACTTGTGACCGCCGGGTGTTTGTATGTTATCTCCAAAAGGCAATGCGTTCATCTTATCCCGAATCTGGTTTATAAACACAACCGTTGTTCCTGTTTGTTCAATCACATCTTCAAGTGTGGGCAAATATTTGTCCATGAGCCTTGCAACTCCACCTATCCTCATTTCTTGTTCGCTATCTGTGTTCACTGCTTTTCTAATTTTGTCAATATCATCTTTCGGTTGCATGGATGGAACACTATCAATCACAATCATGGGTATACCCTCTTCCGCAAATCTGATTGCCCTGTTGAAAGCCTTTTCTCCATACCTTGCTCTGTATACCAACATTTGCTTTGGTGTGTTTCCAAACAACCTTGCTCTGTTCGCATCGAACGTACCTTCAATCGGAATGTCAAGGCACATTTCATGTTGAGCGCAAAACTGATATGCAAGTGTTGTTTTCCCTGCCGATTCTGCTCCGAATATTTCTATTGTTCTGCCTTTCGGTATTCCTCCACCTATGATGGCATCTAAGTCTGAAAGCCCTGTACTCCAACGTGGTATTCGTAACACTCCGTTTTTGCTTCCCAAACTGTAAACCGTTCCTTCTCCTTCTTTCTTTGCAATCTCGGAACACAACTTCATAATTCCTGCTTTGTTGATTCCCTTTGTTTTGTTAGCCATCTTTCAATCTCTCCATTTCTTTCTCGCTGATTCCAACAATTCCTGCGCTGTCATTGCTCTCTGTCGGTCTGAAAAATGCACCATCTTTCTGTGGGTACATAAATTCAAACATAAGGTAATTCATAGCATCGAGCAAATATTCCTTGTTCCCTGTTCTGTTATATGCTTCTATGCACTTTTCATTACTTCCTAATGCATTGACATATCCTCTGCCGAAGTTACGTCTTGCAGAGCCATATTTGTAAAAAGATGTTTCCACTCTGTTCTGTCTCAATTCATCAACCTTGTGCGAATACTCATATTTTGGTATATACTGTTCCATTTTCTCACCACCTTTGTTTTGTACGTTTCACATGAAACATTTTAACGCCCCAACAAACTGCTGTTATATTTTACCACCCTTGACAAATAACGCCGCTTGTTAAACTCCAATGCTCCCTGTTCCTTTAAAATGTCAATCACTCTTGTTGTTACCGTTCTTCCTTTGCACCTGTCGTAGAAATCATCATAATCTCGGAACACTCCATGTTCCTTTCTTTCATGTTCGATTGCTTCTGCCGCTTTTTCTCCGATTCCCTTAATGATGCTCAACCCTTGCTGTATAACATTTTCTCCATCCATCATACGCATACTTGTTTCTGCTGTATAATTCACATGAGGTAACATCACAACCGCATTGTCCTTCACCGCAAACTGTGAATACTTGTGCAAATCTGCATCATTCCCTGCATACTTCATCTTGACATACCAGAACTCGGCAGGATGGTGTATCTTATACCACATCTGATCTACACTGATAATCGTGTACCCCGTACTGTGTCCTTTGTTAAAACCATAGATAAGCATACTCGCCCAAATCTCCGTTGTCTGTTCCTTCGTAAGTCCTTCACTTCTACAGCCTTTGAAAAAATCTTTCTTCATCTGTTCAATGATTGGTATGTACTCTGGTTTGTTCTGATTCTCTGCTTTTTTCATAATCTTTAACAAGTCAAAACTTTGCTGTGGTGTCAAATGTCCTAATTTCTGTGCAACCTCAACTGTCTGTTCTTGGTACAACATCGTTCCGTATGTTTCTTTCGTATACTTATAATACGGTGTGCTTCTGTCTATATTTCCAGACAATTTGTTATATGCGTATGTTTCGTGCATCTTTAATTGTAACGGTGCTGGTCTGTTCAACGCATTAACCGCAATCACATCTTCAATGCAATCACACTGTATCATGTCCAGAATCTTCTTTGGTGCTGACTTCTCCATCTGAAATATACCGTCTGTTTTCCCATCTCGGAAACTCTCATATATTTCTTGTTCCTCTCTATCTTCATCTGTAACAACATGATGTGTATACTCTTCCAACTCTCGCAACTCTGACATTGTTTTAAGTCCTAACATATCGAACTTTGTACAATTAATATGTTCCAAATCATTAAGGTCATAACTACTGCTGAACATATCGCCCTTGCGAATCACTGCTGTATAATTCGATATATCAGAACCAACCACTGCCACACCTGCGGCATGTTTTCCTAGATACCGAATTTTTCCAAACAACTTGGAAAAGTGTTTCATAATGTTGTCATACTGGCTGTTATACTCTTCTGTTCTTTCATCTTCCATGAGTAACTGCATATTCAATCTGCCATCTTCTTCATACTCTCGTATAAATCGTTTGATTTCTGCAACCACCTTTTTGTTTTGTTCCTTGTCGTACTCGTCTAATTCCTTTCCACTTGTAGGCAACCCACATACCCCTGCAAGGTCATTCACAAGGTTGTCAATCTTATATTCCCCATAGGAACATATCTGTACTGCTTGCCCCTTATACTTGTTCACAACGTAGTCAATCACATCTTGTCGTCTGTCTGTTTCAAAATCAACGTCTATGTCTGGCAACTTCTTCTTTTCCTTACGCATAAATCGGCTGAAATCCAGATTATACTTGATACTGTCCACATCTGTAATTCCAATAGCATAAGCTACCTCACAATTGCAAGCAGAACCTCTCCCCGGTCCAACTGCTATGTTATGTTCTCTCGCCCAATTTACATAGTCTTGCACCATGAGGAAATAATCATCAAACCCATGATAATGTATTACATCAAGTTCCTGTTTACATCTCTGTATGTACTGTTTTGTGTTCTTCCCTCTCTTCTTCAATCCTCTTTGTACCATCTTACGCAACACTGTTTCGCTTGATTCTCCATTTGTTTCAATCTTGGGCAGAACCAACTCACATTGCGAAAGTATACCTTCTTCCACGCTATCCTGTAACTTCTTTAAATTGTCAACGAACATTTCTGCAACCTTAAAGGCATCCTTAAACTTGTTCTTGTAGATTGTTGCAAATCGTTCTTCTATTTCATACTCGCTAGGCATATACCTTTCTGAATATGTGTTCTTTACATCAAGTGTTGTTTTCCCGATTTCGTGCATCTTACAATAGGTGTCAAAATCTTCCTTACTTCCAAAATGACTGTCTGATGTTAGTATACACTTGATTTTCCGTTCCCTTGCTAACTTCATCAAAACATAATCTGTTTTCTGTTGTGTTCCCTTTTTGTCAATCTTGTATGGCTGAATCTCCACATACAGGTTGTTGCCAAAAATATCCTTGAACTTGTCAAGCAACTTTCCTGCTGTTTCAACATTACCATTCACAATCGCTTGGCTTGTTGCTGATGCAATACAAGCAGTAGAACATATCAACCCATCTGCATACTTCTCCAACAACCCAAAATCAACAATTGGTTTGTAATAGAATTGTTCTACATTTGCTTCTGTCATAATATGACACAAGTTTTCATATCCTGTTTTGTTCTGTGCAAACAAACATAAATGATATGACTTTCTCTGCGGATTCTTCTTGTTAAACTTTGGTTGGAAATACACTTCACAACCTAATATTGGTTTAATTCCTACTTCTTTACAAGCTAACCAATGTTGTACCAATCCTGTTATATTTCCGTGGTTGCTCAATCCTAGTGCTGTATATCCCAATTCTTTTGCTCGTTTTGCAAGTTCTATTGGTTTTCCGAATCCATCAAAGAAAGAAGTTTCATCATGCCTGTGTAAATCAAAGTAATTACCCATGTTTCAACCTCTCTTTCCCATATTGGCATTGTTCTGCATCTATCTCACTACAAATGCACTTTATGTTTCTTTTTTCTTTCTTACAAGCAACAGCGGTTGTACAAGTTCCTGCAAATGGGTCATATACTGTTGCATCATCCACTACATACATATCAAGTATTTGTTTTACTAAATCTGTACTATAAGTCGCATTGTTATATGGATTCTTTCCATCGTTATTTGCCGCTTCTATAAAATTAAACATATTAGAATAATATATCAATCCTTTTTCTTCTATCTGCTTTGTTATTTGTTTATTACTTACAAATGTTTTGTATTCTTCTTTTCTGCATAATACAAATACATATTCGCAAATTCTTGTGCATTTGTTGCTACTACGATTGTTAGGTAATGCACTTTTCTTTTTCCATGTTATAATATCTGCAACATCAAATCCTGTTTTACTTATTATATCATATAACAATTCTATAAGCCTACTTCCAATCATTCCAATTTCAATACTTGATGCATAACTTATGTTCATTATGATTGTTCCATTGTCTTTTATAATATCATCCATTTTGTTAATCACTTGAACTATAAATTGTTTATATTCATCAAACGGTTTAGCATCATCATACATCTTGTATTTTGATTTTCGTTCTTTTATTTCTGTTTCTGTTCTCACTTTTCTACTTGTATTGTATGGCGGTGATGTTATCACACAATCAACTTTAATCCCTTTTTGTTTCATATGCTTTATTGTTTTCCGACAATCCTCATTACGGATTATATATCTTTTTGTTTTCTTCATTTCCTTACACTCCTATTATAGCATAAGGGCTGACTTTTGTCAACCCCTTAATTTTGTTCTGTATGTTTTAATCTTCCCAATCATCGTCAGAATCTTCATCATCCCAATCGTCAGAATCTTCCTCGTCTGCTTCTTCCAGAAGGTCAATATAATATTCTTTTGTTTTCTTTGGCTTGCACTCAATGTCTCTGTCCTTACACAACTGGAACAACTCTTTTGCTGTCATACTCTCATAGTCCTGTCCTTCCTCTTCATCATCCCAATCGTCATTGTCGTCCTCTGGCTCATTCATCTTTCCTTTTATCGGCTTATTGTTTGACTTTGCACCCTTCTTTTTGTTTCTCTTCGGTGTTTCGTCCTCGTCCTCAAAATCTTCGGAATTGTCCGCAGGATAAGCCTTGTCAATACATTTCAACATTGCCTGTTCGGACATTGGTTTCACTTTTGTGTTTCGGAACTTCATCTTTTCCAGAGGAATCACGCTGTATGTTGTGTTCTGTCCTTTTCCGATTCTCTTAATCTCATAATCTCTATCGCACAATGTTCCATAACTTTCATAAAGAGATGCAAGCGCAGGAACAGGAGAACAATTATTGACTGCCGCCATAAGCAACTTTACTTCCTTGCTTTCATAATCATACACGCTCCACACATACATGTTTCTTGTCCGTAAATCCTCATTCTCGCAATACTCGCAATCCCTTCCAAATACTTCTTGACATGGAACATTGATTCCCAGCTGGAAACTGTCATGGAAAGATACCTCAAGTCCATCTTCCATATCGGTGAGGAATCTTACTCTTACCTTGCTGTCCTCTTTGAAAAACAAAAACTTGCCTTTGCTTGTTCCGCTTTTCTTAATCTCATTCTTGATGTTTGCTAATTTGATTTTTCCCATTTTTTTGTTCTTCCTTTCTTGTTTGTTTTACTTTTTGTTGAATTGAATGTCGAACCCATCCAGACGAATTGCACAAAACTCTTTTGGGTTAATCATATACCCACCAAAAGATATGTATGCTGTTGTTCCTTGGTAATAACAATTCTTTACAACCTGTTCAATCTGTTCTATTGTTTCTTTCTGTACTTCCTTCGCCTCTCTTGCTAATCCCTTCATCAATTCTTTGTCAAACTCTGTTTTGTCAAGTTCTCTTGCAAATCCTATCACTTGTGTATATTCCTTGCACAACTCTTTGTATTCTTGACTATCTTCATTATAACTCTGTTCTATTACCTTGTCAATCCGTAATTCCTTCATGGTCTGTGCATGGAACAGCGTCATTCCCATCATCAACTTAAAACTAACTGTCACGTTTATAATCCCTCCTTGTCCGTCTGATTGCCATTTTTAACTCTTGTTCCGACATTTCCCCTGCGTCCTTTACTCCTTCTGGATAATCAAACCTTATCACATGGAAAAACCGTTTTAAATACTCTGTACCCTTATTCCCTGCTTTGTCATTATCCAGAGCAGACACAACCGTTGTCACTCCTTTATCTTTCAACTTCTGTACTTGTTCATCTGATATGTGCCATCCCAAAATAGCAACAACATTCTTAATGTGTCCTCTTGTCCTCAAACTAAGGTAATCCATGAACCCTTCGCAAACAAACACCACTTTGTTTTGTTCATATGTTCCACACAAGGTATCTCGCTTTCTAAAACCATCGTTGTATAAATACTTGCGCTTTTTTTCAACATACTTGTTCATGGTTCTGCCAACCCATCCTTTGAACTCCCCATTGTCTAATATTGGAAACAAAAACGGATAAGCAATATTATAGTTTGTTTTACAATGTGCAATGTTCAATGCTCTTTCATCAAATCCCCTTTGTTTCATATACTGTAAAACTTCATGTTCTTCTTTTGTGTGTATGTCATTCCAATCAACAGTTCGTAATCCATAATAATAGTCATGTGCTTCATTCAATGCTTGCTTGTTCTGTAATCTTCTTTTCTTCTTATACTTCACATTTAACTTTTTTACTTCATCACTGTTCAATATTTGTTCCAACAAAACACACGCTTGTAACTCATTTAATTCTGGATGTACCTTCCTCACAAAGTCTAGGGCATTTCCCTTTGCTTCACATCCAAAACAGAAGAAAGAACCATCTGTTAGGCACACCCTCATGGAAGGGTTTATATCCTCATGGAAAGGACAAATGATGTTAAAATCAGAACTTACAACATCTGCAATCAATCCATAATAGATAAGCACTTTTGCTAGTTCTTTCCCTCCATATTCTCTCGTCATGTTACCTCTTTAACTCTGTGATTCTGATGTGTGGCTCTCCCATCTTCACAGTGTAACAACCTTCTATGTCTTTTGTTTTCAATGCCCCTGTTTCATAGTAGGTATCAAGTTTTGTTTCGTCAAGTTCTTCTGTCACATCAATGAACCTTTTGAACTTCTTTGGATCAACTCCGCATGTCTTTAAATACCGAATCAAACCCTGCATATCATTTACTGTATATGTTTTGTTCACAACCTCACTGTATATGTCTTTCCCGACCTTCTGTTTTAACTTGTCCAGCAACCATGTCACTTTTTTTGTCCTTACTCTTGTTACATTCAATTTCACATGGTTTGTATAATATCCTGCCCCCTCGTCAAGTTCTATTTCAAAACTGTTCTGTCCTTTTGGGAGACTTGTAAACATGAAATTTGAAATAGCAAGTTGTTCTTTCTTCCTCACCTCTTCATAATATTTGTCAAACTGTTTCTTTTCCTGTTGTGCATCATATAACTTTCTTACGCTGTCCTTAATCAGCAACATTGTTTTCTGCAAATCTTTCATTGATAAGCACCTTGCCTTTCTCTGTTCTCTGTTCTTTCAGATACATTGTAATGTCCTTCGGATAGGAACAATTCTTTGCACTTCCCTTGATGTAAAGCAACTCATCAAAACATAATTCTTTTTCTGTTCCTAACAGAGTAACAACTCTAACAAGTTCTTTTTTTCTGTTGATTCCAACAACCTTTGCTGTTCTTAACTTCTTGTAAATCTGTCCGTTTCTCGCTTCTACATAATGGACAAACACAATATAACTGCCTACCTTTAACTCGTTGTCATAGATTTCCTGTTTCTTTCTGTTTCCATACTTCTTCTCGATTTCTTCCAGTGTTTTTGCATATACAATGTAACCATCTTTGTCTCTGTTTGTTTTAACCTCTGGTGTATTCTCGCATGGTGCTTCTTCACAATCTGCACAAGTTTCGACTTCTTTTGTACACTCTGCTTCACCCCATGTTTCATTGTCGTCTGGCTGTTCTGCTTCATCAATCGCTTTCTGAATATCTTCATCAATGTCTGCCTGTTCCATATCCCACTTAATAAGTCTCTCGATTAATTCTGGCTTCGTGAACTTCTTGCCTTTACTTTCTAATGTAAGCCCACGTTTTTTACTTTCTTCTCTTAACTCCTTCACTGTCATTGTTTCAAATTCTTTCATTGTTTTGTTCTCCTTTTCTGTTTGAATTGAATTTATTTATTTTATACTTTTATTATACTACCAACACACCAACGTGTCAATCGTTAAATTCCAAAAAATGCAAGGAATATTCTTAATATGAATGGGGATATGATTATAGATATTGCCCCTAGTAACACTTCAAATTCTTCCCATGTAATTCCCCATTCTTTCCAGAACCTCTGGAACTTCCTTTTCAACCTTCTTTTCTGTAATGGTGTCACTGTACTTGCCCTCCTTCTCCGATTCTATTGTATGATAGTGTGTTGATGAAAACAACACACTATTTTAAAATTTTTAATAACACATTGCTTTACTTAGTTCTGGATTGTTAAATTATTCAATAACTATTTTATAAAACATAATTTCTAAGTTCTTTATCTTCTGGTTCTTCTAAATCAAGCCATTTGTCAAAACCTTTTGGATTACGTTTTTCTATTTCATCCATCAACCAACCTCTTACACTGCATATTTCTTCTTCATTGATTATTGTTGTTTCTTCGAACATATCAACTAACTATTGTAAAGTTCTATCTTCCAAATTTACCATTGCAATTTTTTCTAACATTTTAACTGTTCTTTTCATCATTTCTTTGTTCTCCTATCTTTTTGTTTTCTATCTTGCTTGGGAATCTCATTCCCTTAACTTGATTATATGATAACATACTTTTCTATGTTCGTCAATACATTTTTGTAAAAATTTCAAAAAAAAATAAGCCCACCTGTAAACATACAAGCAAGCTTATTTATGTTCTATGTTTTGTTTCTTCCATGTTCTCACATTCCTGTTTTACTCCTGTACTTTCAACTTCCGCATTTTGTCTTTGTACTCAACATGGATTTGTTTCTGTATCTCAACAATGTACAACAAATCATACCCTGTTCCGTTTAGTTCCTCACATAATCTGTATATCTTTTTGAGTTCATGTTGCACATCCTCAAGATAACACATCATTAAATTGTAGTCTACAACTAAGCCTTTTTCCCACAACACACAACAAACTGCTTCATATAACTTCTTTGTTTCTTCTTCCCATTCCCTGTATTGTTTCATGGCAGAACGAACAAACTTTGTCAAAACACTGTCGTCAATATCCATTCTAGTGTGATTGTACCATTCCTTCGGAATTACCTCTGGTTTTTCATGTCCTTTTATCGGTATCAGTTTGTTATGAATATCTAACACCTTTTTGTGTAACTTCCGCTTTCCTATGGATTCCTCATAATACTGTAATTCATGTATTCGTTCAAACCCATGCAAGCCGATAAAGTTAAAATAGTCAGACATTCCAGAATGAAACATAAGTGCCGTTGTCATATGTTTATCTACCTCTGCATATATCTCTATACATGATAACTCTTTTAGCTGTTCTTTGTCAAGCATTTTCCTTCCCTCCTTCCAATAATTCTATAATATGGTCTATCTTATTGTCCTGTTCTTCCAGATGTTCGTGTACATCTCCCAACGCACCTTTTATAATGTCCTGTACATCATTCTGTGTTAAGTTTTCTTTATAATTTGCAACACCTATCAGAAATCCTATAAAAGCCATTGCATCTAAAGTCCGCTGATTAAACCACCCATCGTTATTTCCCATATTAAACACCTACACTGTCTACGCAGGGATTGTAGGGAAATTAAATCCCGTCTTGCACAATTCACAAGCAGATACAACAAACAAACCAGTATCTGTTGCAACATTGGTATGATATACCCTTCTACTACGAATCTGGTCTGCATGAACATTGTTTCCACACTTTGTTATTAACGGGTACTGTGTTGTTCCTGTTCCAATCGTAACCGCAACAGTCTGCGCAGATGTTACATCCGGTAAAGCCTGTGCAACACAGATACAAACCTTTTCTTTGTTACTATATGTTTCCTGTGGAATATTCAGAACCAAAACAGAACCCACAAGTGTTACACTATTTGTTCTAACAAAATGTTCGCAACCTCCACACCCAAAACCATTATTATTGTATAAACTGCAAGCCATCTTTTTTATCCTCCTTCATTTTTTAATCAAAACAAAAGGGCGGTATTGAAACCGCCCCATAACTCACGCTATATCAGCGGATTAGCAACAAGAGTTACAACCACAACCATTTCCATATGTACCATATAATCCTCTTGTTGCATACATATTAGATTCATATGGTGAGCAGGTCAGATATGCAGGCGTTGGTGTTGGTCTTAACTGTCCGATAATGTTTGCACTCTGTGCCTGCTGTGACAACTGGAAATTCGCTGTCTGCAACTGGTCACGAAGTGTCTGCACTTCATTCTGAACCATGTGGTCAATAATTCTCTGTGTGTTTCTGTCATTGTTCTGCATGATGTCACAGCAACACTGACTTAACTGGAACTTTGCACTGTCAATGTTTCTGTTTGTTTCACAGCAACACTGCTGTGCGTCAAACCTGCTCTGGTTAATTGCCGCATTTACTCCTGAGAATCCAGAACAAAGGTCACGCTGTACACCATTGAAACCATTGAGCATAGTTGTGTTCTGTGCATAGAATCCATCACAGAGTCCATTCTCCAAACCATTCAGTTTGTTCATCACATTCTGGTTGTCAAATCCTCTCTGCACCTCTGCACTTGTTGCAACCTGTTCTACTCCACGATTGTTTCCGAAGAAGCCACCGCCTCCCCAAGCAAGCAAAAAGAACAAGAAAAACACCCACGAACCATTGCCGCCAAACATTCCGTCATCATTGTCTCTCTGCAATGCGAGAGCATCTGCTACACTTAAACCGCTTCCATCCATACCCATAGTATGTACCTCCTTTAAATTATTTTATTTATATAAACCTTATCGGTTTATACCATGATTGTTTTGTTTTCCCATCATTCCAGAAAACTGTTTTTCAAATTGTGCATAGGCTTCATTAAGGTCAATTCCTCTTTGTTTGCATAGATTGTTTGCAATCTGCTTTAATTCTTCCTCAGACTTTCCCTGTGCCATCTGTTGCGCTCTCTGAAATAACGGGTTACTTCTTAATGTCTGATTTACCATCTGCTGTATCATAAGGTAACGCCTCCTTCAATCCCTCAATCTGTTTGTGAAGTTCCTTTACAGTTATGTCAAAATCTTTCTTCAAAACATACCCTTCGTTTAATTCTCCACTCCGTTTTGTTTCATTCTGCTTCTGTTCCTGTAACACATAAGTTTTTAATTCCGCAGAACCATCTAACAGAATTTGTTTTGTATAAATACAATGGTTTGCAATATCTGTAAACACAAACAATGTTCCATCAAGGTCAATCATACTTGCTTTTGCTTCGTCATAACTTGATACTGGTCTACCCTTTAGAACTTGCATCTGTGCTCCCATCTGTTGATTATTCTGCATTTGATAATTGTTCGGTTGATATGTTCCAACATTATATTGCTGTTCCATTTGGTTCAACCGATTCTGTGCTAACTGCTGTTGATATGGATTCATTCCATA